AAGAACTTCTTCTACTTGACGTATCACCTCTTTCACTTGGTATCGAAACAGCTGGTGGTGTAATGACGAAGATTATCGAGCGTAATACTACAATTCCCACTAAAAAATCACAAGTATTCAGTACATATGAAGATAACCAACCGGCTGTTACAATTCAGGTATTTGAAGGTGAACGTGGATTTACACGTGATAATAATCTTCTTGGTAAGTTTGATCTAACTGGTATTCCTCCTGCTCCACGCGGTACACCTCAAATCGAAGTAACATTTGATATTGATGCAAATGGTATTCTAAATGTTAGTGCTATTGAAAAAGGAACTGGTAAGACTAATAAGATTACTATTACAAATGATAAAGGTCGTCTCACAAAAGATGATATTGAACGAATGGTTAAATCTGCCGAAGAATTCAAAAATCAAGACGAACAAGAACGTGAACGTATTGAATCACGTAATGTTTTTGAAAGTTATATCTATAATACCCGTAATGCACTAAAAACTGCAGATACAGATACCGCAAAAGAAGCTTGGAAAGATGCCGAACCAATCTTTGAAGAAGGTATTAAATGGTTGGAAGACCATCGTGAAGAAACAAAAGAAACATATGATTCAAAGATGAAAGAATACCAAGATAAATTTAACCCTATTATGTCAAAGATGTATGCAGCACAATCTTCTGATGAGCCACAAGATACTACACCAGGCTCTGTACCCAAGGTAGATGAAGTAGATTAAGGTAAAAATGGAGTTAATAAATCATGAATACCCATAAATAACACTTGTTTTTGTATATCAATCATTGTATACCAATGATAGGGAACAATTAATAATTGATGTGCTTTTAATTTTATTATAATAACTGTCTCTTCGGGGTCTGGCATACCATCTTTAAAAGGTTTAATTGGAGGGTATAAGAATACTTCAGTATCTTCTTGTGGATGAATTAATAAAAATTTTGTATTATTTTTATACCATTTTTCAGGTGTATATCCTTGATAAACTTTACTAAAATTCCATTTAAACCATGCCTTTTTTAGTTGACTTATATCTTTGACGGAGTCTTCTAAAATAATTGGTTGTTTCTCTTGTAATAAATTTAAATCAAAACGATTTAAACTTGATTGTAAGATACTTACTTTTTCTGGGTAACGATAATAGTAAGATATATATATGTATAAAATCACTGCTAATATTATCCAAATCCAAATATTCATCTTAATACAACGTGACAATTATTTTTAGATATTTTACCGCATATATGTTAGGGAAGTTCTATGTCTAAAGAACAGATTAACTTCGATAATTTTATTAAACAACAGGAACTAATTTTAGCAACACAGAATGCTGCGCGTCTTGCTGAAGAATCTAACTTTACTCAACAACTTAAAAAACAATTATTAAATAATGAAGTTAGTGATTCAAAGAGTATTCGTGGTCTTCGCCGTATGGAAAAAGTAAATAAATTTATTGATATTATAAAAAACTTTTTTGGAGGACTATTTGGATGGATGTTTCGTTCTGAATTTCCCTTAGCACATTATATAACATTATTAATTGTTATTTTAATCTTCATGGGCTATTTCGGCGGTGGTAGTGGAGGGGCGGCTGTTCCAAATTTTCGTGTAATTGAAAGAACCTCTAATTTCATTGCAAATATTATTCGTAAAATAAAAGCTTTCTTTAAAAAAATTTTTGGATATTTTCTTCCATCATCATATCGTGTTAATCTTATATCCAATTTAATAACACCTTTTGGTAGTAAACAAATTGAAGGTATTAAACGTGTTAAAAATAATGGCAGATGTGATATGATTCAATGGCGACAATCAGGTGGATTTTGTGAAAAAACGACAGGCCCCAAATCTATACAATGGGTTATTGATCCTGAAAACTTACCTGAAATAAGTGAACTACCTGAAGATATTATTAAAAAAATTACAGAAAAAAAAATGGAAATTAATATTCCATATACTAAAGTTGGCACAAAATATATACCTGATTGTAATAATATGAAATTTTTAGATGGTTCTAAAGCAAATTTATTTATTCAAAAAAATATTAAAGATTCTTTATGTCGCTTTATTGAAAAACCTTCTAAAAAGTATAATAATACTGCTATAAAACGTGATTCAAAATCAACTGATGTTTATAAACTATGTAAATAACTTTTATCTTATAAATGGATAAGGGAAATATGAATAAAATTATTGATAATAAACCAACCGCAATTCTTAAACAAAATAATGTCCCTGCACCCGCGCCATCGGTTCCTGTTATTACAACTAAAATAAATAATGATATACCAAAGTCTACACCTGTTAATCAAAATACAACTGGTACACCAAGCACAATTCCTATTACTAAATGTACTAGTAAACAAACTTCTACAGTCTCTCCTGCAGAAGTTTGTACTTTAGAAGTTGCTAAAAAATTAGGTATTTCAGATGCAAAAGAATATTTTAAAGACCCCTATGACACTATACAAACTTTTAATAATGCTTTTGATGAAAAATCTGATAAAAGATACGATAAATTATGTTATAAAAGTAGTACAAAAAAAGAGGCCTATCCAAACTGTATATTAGAACATGGATTTGGTTTTATAAGAAAACCTGGTTTCCCTGATAAATGTATTACATTTGCTTGCCCTCCTGGATTTAAACTTAGTGAAAAAGGAGATGGTTGTATTAAAACAAGTATAGATGCAACTGTTGTAACTTCGACAAAATGTTCTGAAAGATTACACGATTGGTTTACTATTCCAAATTATCATCTTGGAAATAAATACCAAAGTGATAAAGAAAAACAATGTTATGAACCATGTAAAAAAGGTTATATACCTTCATATTCAAAAGACCCTGTCGACCAATCTGCAATTGATTTTTCTTCAGAAGATAATTTAAACAAATGTATTAATAAATATCAATATTTTGGAGGTAAATATCGCGATACACCTGATTATTGCCCGATTGCAATTATTAAAAATTTAGGTTCTACAAAGGAATTACTTCAAAATGAATATCTAAGAAAATTAGAGCCTTATCGTAAAAATGCTACAAATTCTTTTAATGATATCGAAAAAAGTTATATGAGAAATATTATAAATACTATACAAGAAAATGCTATAAAAACAGAATCTGATATAAATGATTTTAAAATGCCCGATGGTGAATATTTAAAAGCATGTCGTACTTTACACACTGAAGAACATTTAGCTGAAACATATAGTATATGTAATGAACTCTCAAATGACGATAGTAAAACTTTAGATTATTTAATACGTTCTGGTTTGAGTGTAGGTGAAGCAAAAATTAAATTGTTAATGTTAAAAAATGCATGCAATGGTGTATTTTGTAATCCTAATGATGATGCTGGTGCTGTTATTGCTGAAACAATATGGCCGCCTCCTGACAAAAAATGTAAACCTGGTGACAAAGAATGTAAAGAAAATGTTATTACAGGAGAACCAATATGCTTTAAAGAAGTTGAAAATGTTAACTTAGATAAAGAACTGGCTGCTCTTAAAAAAGAACAGACTAAAGCTGACCCGGTTATTAGTTCTGATTCTGAAAGATATGCTCTCAATAATTCATTTAAATATATGCTTTTATTTATTATTGTGCCTATATTAATACTAACTCTATATGGTATTTATACCGAATTACTTTATCCTAAAATTATTCTTCCCATATGGTATAACATTATTTTACCAATTATACGTAGAATTAAATATATATTTACTGGATTTAAAGGTTCTGTACGCCAAGATGTTCTTGAAACACAATTAAGTGCAATTCAATCTATACCTATGCCAAAGATTAAGAAATAATTGATTCTTTAACAGGTTTATATGTTAGGCGATGCCCTTCAATTGGACCTTTATCTTTTAAAGCATCTCTATGTATCTTAGTTCCATAGCCTTTATTTTTATTTATTCCATACTCTTTTAATATTGGATTCATTTCACATTGTTCGACCAATAAAGTATCTCTATATGTTTTTGCAAGAATAGAAGCGGCTGCAATGCTTAATTTTTTATTATCACCTTGCTCTATACATTCATAAGGTACCATTACTCTATCTTCATCCATTAAACTAATTGATTCTAAAGGAAAATAATATGGAATAAAATGATTACCATCTACATATATTTTTTCAAAAACTGGATATGCTTTTGATTTACTCTCCTTATAACATAAATGAATTGCACGATGCATCGCACGTAAGCTAGCCTTTAAAATATTTATTTCATCAATCTCTTTATGGGATGCTTCTGCAATGCCATAATATAATGCATTTGATTTAATAAATTCTGCTAGAAATACTCTTTTCTTTTCACTAAGCTTCTTAGAATCTTTAATTAGCTTCCATTCTGGTTCATTTAGTTGAAGTGGAAGAACTACAGCTGCGGCTACAACTGGACCAAAAAAACAACCACGACCTGCTTCATCAACACCAATTTCATAAAAGGTTGGATATTCCATCTTATACTACAAAAATAGTTTATAATCATTTTTTTAAACGCTAATAGTAAGATATGCCTGAAGGTCCAGAAATACTATTTTATTATAAAAATTTTGTAGCTACATTAAAAAAACAGATTTTAACTAATTTATCTATACTTTCTGGAAGATACATCAATCATCCAAATATTCCAAATCTATCTCTTTTTCAACATTCTTTACCATTAAGGGTTTTAGATACTGGTGTAAAAGGAAAAAACATATGGATTTTATTCGATAATAATATGAGTTTATATTTTACCCATGGTATGACTGGAAGATGGAGTTTAGATAAAGATGATATACATAATCGTATTGAATTGAAATTTAATGATAGAACTCTTTATTTTAATGATATGAGAGGGTTTGGAACAATAACTATAGCTACAAATAAAAAACAATTACAAGATAAATTAGATACTTTGGGAATAAATGCTATGAGTTTAAAATCTACAGATGAAAAAAGCTTTTTAGATGCTTTATTTGTAGCTACAAATTTAAATAAACCTATAGGGAAAATATTATTAGAACAAAAATATATAAGTGGTATTGGTAATTATTTACGAGCAGAAATATTATGGGATATTTATATATCTCCATACAAACTTCTTAAAGATTTTACAAACATACAAAAACATCTTTTATTTGTAGCTACAAGGAAATTACTTAATTATCATTATAAATATATTACTAAACATAATACTCATCATTATCAAAAACGTAATGAATCTTTTAAAGTTTACTCACGTAATTTAGATATAAATGGATTTCCTGTTATTCATGAAAAGTTAGGTTCTCAAACCATTCATTGGGTAAAAGATAGACAAAATCAGTAAACTTTAAAAAATGATTTAAACATTTGTAGCCTTATTTAATTACAGCAAATAAGTAATATAAATGGCTTTCGCACAAGAACTACAAACTATGTACAATGCTAAAAAAGCCGAATTCCTTGAAAAACGTGAGGAAAATCTAGAACGTCGTGCAAAAGACATTACGCTCTTTTTTGAAAAAGAAGTACGTGAAAATGCGAAAGAACGCATGCGAACTCGTGCAGAGCAAGGCCGCCCTACAGCAAATATTCTTGAATATCAATACAATGAACGTTTTTATGTAGATGGTGATAATATTGTAAAATTTATCGACCAAGAAGTAAACCATCCCAATTACCGTATTCATGACGTTGTAATGCGTGATCGTGTTTTCCAAAATCTTCTTATTGATTTTGAAAAAGAGATTTCAAGCTCTGAAACCCCTATTCAATTTATGAAATGGCGCCCTCGTGATACACTTCAAGTAATTGAAGCAGTATGGGGTAAAAACCGTTATCATAGAACTGAATCACCACGTGGATTTGTATCTATTCGTGGTCGCGGTCATGCTGGCCCCCGCCGGGGTGGTCGTGGAGGTGGCCGTGGACGTGGAGATAACACTTCCCGAATGTACAGTGAAGATGC